ATGAGTCAGATAAATAAAAATGTAGAAGAGTACGTGCCAAGACGACCTGAAAGGGTCAGCACTACTATATACATTCTACGAATTCTTAAACGGATTGTATTAGCCGTCGTGGGCTATTACATCCTAAGGTACTTATTTTCACCAAAACGTGATGTAAGATACCTCTCTAAGAGAATTGAAAAACACATCATACGTAACAAAGATTTACGTAGAATCCTTGATCATCCTTTTGTAAAATTACCATTAGTGAAAATGGCCGGAAACCATTCTCACAAAGATGACGCATGTCTAAGGACCTCTGCGAACATACACATGTCTCGAATCGTCGTTGAAGCTGGATTCACACCTTATACAGTTTCAATGAGTTCTCACGACTCCGGACATGGCTGCAGGTATTTTTACATGGTTAAAGATCTTAACATTCCTTTTAAGGATGATGACATCAGTGATAATAGCGTGTTGTTATTCACTGATGTTGACTATTATTGTGATATGAACATATGGCTAAAACATTTCAAACCAATTGTAATGTATACTATGGTACCAACAAAGGCTGCCCATAGGAATTTAGACCATTCATATTTCATTCAAGACAATGAGATCCATCACCAAGTTCGCGGCGGTGCTACTTATTGTCATAAAGTCTGGGATTATGACTGCGACACACTAGCAGTTATCGATGATGATGGTAATTTGCTTACTTTTCACGTAAGTCAACACATTTTAGACGCCGACCCTGATCGCAGAATTGTCACCATACTGCCTTCAGCTTGTGTACCTGCAGGGTATCACGATCATTTAAAATATCAGAATGGTCTTCAATACCGCAAGTATACTAAAGACGGAGTCAACGTGGTATTTAACCATATTACCGATGAAATGTCTCTTAGTAAAAATGGATCTTCTCATTCAGTTGAGATTAACGGGTCATTATATTCTGCAATATGTTCGAGATTACAGAATAAGACCACACCACCGGTTATTGCCGATATTGAACGATTGATGTCAGCAAACGGAGTTAAAAATGCAAGCATTTTGGCCCCATTGCTGTTTGAATTGGTCGTTCAGAATGAGTTCCACCCAACCGTAGTGCCCACAAATGTACTACCTTGCTGCTTTGAACCAATTGGTAAGCTAGCTACCGAGGATATGAAGAATCCTGGTCGCGAGTTTTCCAACCCTTTGGTTCCCGAACCATCAATGTTCGCAGCGCGTGGGGTGAACTCGGATGAAGCATGTATCGTTGGTAGGGTCGAGAGTGTGAGTAATGACAAAACACCTGGCCGGTCCATTAAACAATATGCCACCGAATTCGTAGAATTGCTTGTGCCCAATGCAGGAACTGGTGCACCATGGAGCGTGGCAGACGTTCGCGCAGCTCAAAACAAACCACAGCAGCGACAACGTTACCTGAAAACAGAAGCCAGTTTATCCACGATATCAAAGAACACTTTAACTGCCTTCCAAAAATCTGAACCCTACACTTCTAGTAATGATCCCCGGAACATAACCACCTGCAGTCCGGAATTAACAACGATGGCATCATGCTTTGTTTATGCCTTCAAAAGTGATATATTAAAACGACAACCTTGGTATGGGCCAGGAAAAACACCTGCCCAACAAGCTAAGCGTTTGAGGAAAGTAACAAACAACGGTTGCTTATCTAGCGATATCAGTAGATTGGATGGACGAATGTCACGTTTCCTCCAGTCTATATATAAGAGAGCTATGATGAGATGGCTCCATCATGATTATCGCAATGAATATCACCATTGGCATCAACAAATCTATACCCAGTCCGCGACCACTTCCAACGGACGTCGCTATAATGCTGGGTTTAGTACTAGAAGTGGTAGCCCCATAACAACGGATACAAATACTCTTGGTGGTAATGCATTCATCGATTATTGTGCATTACGATCGTTGGGGTATTCGCCTAAGCAAGCTTGGGAAATGTTAGGACTCTATGTTGGAGACGATGGCGCACGAAATCAAACAGCCGGCTTAGACCGGGCCATCATCCAAATAGCAACGGAAGTAGGTCTTAAATATGAGATTGAAGTTTGTGATGCGGGAGAACCCATCAAGTTTTGTGGACGGATTTATCCAAACATAAAAACAAGCTTTTCATCATATCAAGACCTCAAGAGAACAATTCCAAAACTACACCTCAGTTCTAACAAAAATGTCACTGACGAGCAAGCAGCTGTCAATAAAGCCTCTGGCTATATTGTCACCGACAAAAACACACCCATTGTCGGCGACTGGGCAAGAAAAGTTTTATCTTTGTCATCACTAAAACCTAAGGGTTTGACACATGAGGAAGCTTTCAAGATCGACAACGGATCTTTTGACCAGTCGGATGTAGAAGTGATTTTCGATGATTGCTGTCGAGAATTACAATTAACACCTACGGAAATGAAGCATTTGCAGGATCAAATCTCCAAGGTTAAGGCCTTGCACGATTTTCCACAATTGCTTGACATTCAATTCCCTGGGAAGCTCAGCGCAGTGATAGGCGACGTGATCGTCCACCAAGCTCCATTATTGGAACAAGAAGAACAATGTCAGAAGCGAAGACCACCAACCAAGAGCAACTCCAAGCCTCTTACGAAACCTGGCGACTCAAGAGTGCCGCCTCGATTCGTAACCACTTGGCGTTACAGGCCGCGAAAGCAACTGGATACGCACTCAAGGGTGCGAAGATCCATGAATGGGACCCAACGGAGTTCGGAGCAAGGCTCGAAGAACTCATCCAAGTACTCCTTGGGAACCCAGTATCCGACCCCGACTCGAACGAAACCGGGGAACACTAACTAATTGAATACGTTCAATTAGTGCACCGTACGACTAACGTCATACAACATCAATCTATA